AGATGGTAAGAAAGGCATCTACAGTGCTTTTATCAACGGTCAAGGTGTGCCTAGTATTGCACAAATGATGACTGAAGATACGGACGAACCTGCTGGTGTCGAAGTTAAGTTTTCGGTTAACGATCGCTATGACTACAGTAAGTTCCGTGACGAAGCCCGTCAGGTCTATACCTATTTCAAATTGCGTCCTGTTGTAACTGGATACAGTGGATTTGAATTTACTACATTGGAATATGACACTGAGAACATTGTTCCAGGTGTACACAGTTACAAGAACTCATACCATAGCAAGGCTGTTATGGGTAATATTGCTTACCCAATTGACATTCCAAATGCTGATAAGGTATTGGGCTCATTGCGTACATTGTTGTCATGTGGTTTGGAGTTGCACTTTGCTATTGGTGAATTGGACTTCCAAGCGTCACGTGAAGGCTTGTCATACATTCCAAGTACTATCGATGCTATCAAGAATAAATTGACTGCGGTTAACAGTGCGTTGACAACTGTATTGGCTAAGGAAGCTGATGCTATTGAAAACTTGTGGGAACGTGCTATCTTTTTGAATAGCAAGCGTAGTCAGGATTTGTGGAAGGCCGCTGTTGAAAAGTATGTTGCCGACAACAAGCCTGCTATGATTCAAACTAACAATAACCCTTACTGGGATTTTATCCAAAGTCCAAAAGTACTGGTTTCCGAATTGGCTAGTAAGTATAACATCAGCGTTACCGCATTTAGTCATCACAGTGGTAGCACTACTTGTACCAATATCGGCAACGATTATGACCATGAGAAACAAGCAGATGGTACAGTTAAGACTGTCTACTTTTGGAAGTTTGGTGTAGACAAAGGTACACGATTTGTTGTTAACGATTTGAATGTAGGTGCTACAGAACGTGCTAAGTTTCATTGGAGAAATACTCCACGTGAAGCCGACGACCGTGGCTCACATACAGTTTACGTATTGACTAAGACTGACAAGACTCGCCCAATGTTGCTCAAGCAGTTCTTTGGGGCTATCAACAATCCTCCAGAAACATGGAAGATCGATGCTAGCACATTGAAGCAAAAGGAACGTGTATCGGGCAGTTTGAAGAACGTGACTGTATTGAGTTTGCAAGAACGCAATAGTGGTGGCTACTATCGTAGCCGTGAAATGGTTTGGCGTGATGCTGGTAAGGCTGATAGCTTTGATGCAACCAAAACTTACTACTACTTGCCTTTGAGCGGATTCAATCCAATCAGCAAAGTGAGTAATGGTTTTGATGTTAAGCGTTTCTTCAATGACTTGAAGGAATGTGGTATCGAAACTTTGCGTAGTAAAACTATCTACGGTGTGCGTAAAGGTGACATTGAGTTTATTAAGACTCAACCAAACTGGATCAACATCGAGGATCACATTACTAAAGAATTGAACTCTATTGATAATAAATTAACAATGAGTTTGGTGCTTCAAGCTGTTGACAATTTCAACTTGCTCAGCTATAATGAAAACATTGTTTATAATGTAGAAGATAAAAACAGTCCTTATGTTAAATTGGTAATGCAGTTTAAGGGATTTGAAAAGATCAAATACAGTGAACAAAGTTTGAAGAATCTGTGCCGTATGTATGCTACTCATGTAACATTCAACCCACAGTCAACCGTTGATAAGTTTGTTGCAGAGTGCAAAGAAATTTACCAACGTTATCCATTGTTGCAGTACTTACGTTCTGCTCCAAATCACGAAGTTGGTGCGTATATTAATTTGATTGACACACAGAAAGGTGTAAACTAAAATGGCTTATCCATTCATTATTCAAGGTAAAAACATTGTTGTTGTAATCGGCAACAAGAGCCACACAATCAGTTCAACCCACATTACCTATAGTAAGGTTTTGGATGCCATTAAAGCTGGCGACTGGGATACTGTTAAAGACGTAATTGAGCCTAAGAAAGTTGTGCTCAATTACGGTCAGGGCAATGTTAGCATCCAAGGCGAAACATTGTTTTGGAAGGGTGCAGAAATGCACACTAGTTTGAGCAAGCGTATGATCCAAATGCTACAGGATGGTTTCCCAATTGAACCGCTTGTATTGTTTATGGAGAACTTGATGAACAACCCAAGTTATCGTGCAGTTAACGAACTGTATGGCTTCTTGGAAAAGAACAGTTTGCCAATTACTCCAGATGGTTGCTTCCTGGCTTACAAGAAAGTTCGCAATGACTACATGGACATCCATAGTGGTACATTCAACAACTCAGTTGGATACATCTGCGAAATGGAACGTAACAAGGTAGACGACAACCAAAACAACACATGTAGTTCTGGTTTGCACTTCTGCTCAAAAGAGTACTTGCCAAACTTTGGAGGTGGCGATAGCCGCACAATGATCCTAAAGATCAATCCTGCGGATGTTGTAAGTATTCCAACTGACTACAATAACAGCAAAGGTCGTACTTGCCGTTATGAAGTTATTGGCGAGTTAGGTGTAGAAGTTGATGAAGCTTTTACAGCACCAGTTCAGGAAATGGCTAATCAGCCTGCTCCAGCTGGTACACAACCGGACTATACAGCTCAGTGGCCTAACCCACAGAACTGAACCGTTGTAATTTAGCAACAAAGCCCTGTTGATTTACTTTGACAGGGCTTTTGTTTTTTGCTATAATAAGTGTATGAATAAAGAAATAGATCAAATTAAACAAGTTTTTAAACAACTAGGTTACGATTGGGTAGAACCTTATCTAACTACAGAGGGTGCAATTAATAGAAGCGAAGTGGGCAACCACAGAGGCTTGTATTATATCTATCCTGAGAAGAACTTTTATTTTGGCAAAGCGGCAACTAATACAGTTATCAATCGCCATCAAACACATCGTCCAAAATTGGACTGTGACTTGGCTACATTGTATGGACCCGCAGTAGAAAAAGTGGAACCGCGTTGGCAGTTCCCAGAAGGATTCAAGGAAGGTGTTTGTAAATACTTATTGGAAGGTGTAGATTCAATTCCAAGTCACTATGTAAAGATTGGCAAGAAGCAAGTAGCACCAGGTGTGCTAGACTTTCCGGTGACACACAAGGTAAACATTGATACACTACCAGTTCTAGTTTGGAATTTAGAACATCTAACAGCTAAAGAAATTAGCGAAATTGAAGAAGCAGTAATACCCACAATTTGGCCTTACTGCAATAACGAAACATATAGACGTAGAAAGAAAGAGCGAAATGTATAAGATTTTAGAAAAAGAAGTTGAAATAGAAAGTTTCATAACACTAGGCGAAGCTATGGAGTTTGCCAAGAGTTTAGGCGCCTTTGTTACTATCAGTGGCAATGGTATGGAAATAGTAGGCCGTTTTGGTGCTGACAGTATCAAAGACGGTAAGTGTCCAGATGGTGTAGATTACACTTGGATGAAGCGGAGATCGCAATGAGCTTAGATGTAGATTTAATGGTCACTCAACCCACTAGTGTGTACAGCGCAAACATTACACACAATTTGGGCAAGATGGCTAGTGAGGTAAAAGTAGGTATAGGTGCTAAGATAGACCTATACACTATTTTGTGGCGTCCTGAAGAGTTTAATTTTAAGTTTGCTAGGGACATCGCAGACTTGTTGGATGAGGGTTGGAATATTTTATTAAGTGATCCAGAAAAGTTTAAGAAATTTAATCCTGAAAATGGATGGGGTAGCTACGAAGGACTTTGCGACTTTGTCTACAAATACCGTAACGCCTGTTGGGATAATCCTGACTCAGAATTGAGTATATCACGATGAAAATTCGTTTTGATAAAGACACTATGCCCGACGAACTATACAATGCGCTATTACAGCATTTTGTAAATGAAGCAGTTGGGCTAGGAGTAGAAGTTAACAAGTTTACTCAATTTAATAATTGGGTAGTCGAATGCGAAGTAGACGCAAAAGAATCAATTCATTAAGGAGGCATTATGCCGTGGATTCAAAATTGTGCGGCAGATGATATCCCAAAAGGATTCCATGTCGCGGTAAAAGAAAATAGTATGCTGATCCAAATTACGGATCCAGCTAGTTGGCGTCCTACTCCAAAACATCAATTCAAAGAAGTACATCACTTTGAGTTTTTGGATGTAGAAGCTAACGATCATGTAGACGACGAAGCTATGAAGTGTAGTCAAGAACAAGCCAATCAACTTGTGGCTCTTTTACAACACGCACTCGAAGAGCGCATGGATGTAATTGTGCATTGTTTCGCTGGTATTTGCCGTTCTGGAGCAGTATGCGAAGTGGGTGTTATGATGGGCTTTAATGATACAGAGCGGTTTAGAAGCCCTAATCTGCTCGTTAAGCACCGGATGATGAAGGCCTTGGGTTGGGCATACGACCCGAACGAAAGCCCGTTAAACGACGATTGGCGCACTTTTAGATCGGTTGACTGAACGTAGTTTTGGTTGTATAATTATAACTTAACTTAGAAAGGAGCGGAGTATGACTATGGTAGTTGCCAAATTCAAAGACAGATGGGTCCAAATTGCCAAGTTTGCCCGTGACGTTAAATTCAGTGACGAGAAGGATTGGTTCATGATCGTTGTAGATTGGGAAAAGCCTTTTCGTAAAAGAGAACA